CCTAATCCAGATTGGACGGGTCTTGCAATGGGTGATAGTGCCTCGCCAGAGGCTATCGAGCGTTTTGCTCGTGTAAGAAAGCAACAGAAGGATAAGGAAGAAAAGAGCTATAAAGAAAACGGGGATTACGGTCCCCGACCTGGCGCTTAATGTTTCCCCCTTCATTTTATAAACAACAGATTCCCATAACCTTAAAAGGCGGGATGAAGGAGTAATTATGTCTAATGGTATATTAGTTGATCTTCCTGAAGAAGATCTGGTCAATAATCAAGTTGAAGTAGATCAAATCGAAGCAGAAATGAGTGTCCCTGATACACAGGAAAAACAATCATTTGAAATGCCCGACAAGTTCAAAGGTAAAAGTGCTGAAGAGATTGCACAATCTTATATAAATGCTGAAAAGCGATTAGGTGAGGTTAACAATCAATTAGGCGAATACCGAAGCATGACTGACCGGCTTTTAGAATTAGAAGAAAAACGAATATCCGACTTGGAGAAAGGTGGTTCTGACAATATCGAGGAATTTGATATTGATCCAACAGAGCTACTCGCTAATCCGAAGGAGGTTATGGACCGTTATTATGAGCAACGTTTAGCAAGTGATTCTGCTTATACTGAGCTTCAAAAACGGCTTGACCGCATTGAATCTACTACTATTGAGCAGCAGTTTTCTGAAAAGCACCCTGACGCTTATGATAGATTCAATGACCCAGCGTTTTTAGATTGGGTTAAAACAAACCCATATCGCGCTAACATGGCAGCAACGGCTGTTAACACACAAGACTATAATAGTCTTGATTACCTTCTTACCGATTATAAAGAGCGCACTACTGATGCTCCTAAAAATGATCGGAGAGCAAGAGAACTCCAAAACGCTGCATTAGTAGCTACAGAGTCCTCCTCTTCAGGTAACTCTGCCTCATCAAGCAAAGTATATTCTAGGCGAAAAATTGTAGACCTTAAAATTAGAAATCCAGAGGAATACCGTAATAGAGCTTCTGAGTTTACTAAAGCCTATGCTGAAGGTAGAGTGACTGATTAAACTTTCATTCTATATTTAAGGAAATAAAATGGCACTTGGTACTAACCATATCATTACAACGGAAGTCCCTAACTTTATACCAGAACTCTGGTCAGACGAAGTTATTGCGGCTTATAAATCTAATCTTGTATTAGGCGGTCTTGTCCGCAAAATGAATCATAGAGGCAAAAAAGGAGATACGATTCGTGTTCCTACGCCTAGTCGCGGAGCAGCCTCTACTAAAGCAGCAGAGACGCAAGTTACTTTAATTCAGCACGGAACGGACGCTGGTCTAGTAATTAACATTGATAAGCACAAAGAATACTCTCGTTTGATTGAAGACATTGTGTCTGTTCAAGCCCTTGAGTCTTTGCGTTCTTTTTATACAGATGATGCTGGTTATGCTGTAGCAAAACAAGTAGACACTGATCTGTGGATTGAAATGTTCAACACAGGCTCTGCCTCTTTGACTTATGACGCGGCTACTAACGAGCTAACTACCGCTTCTACCTTCGACACAATCCGAGAAGGAGACGGTACTGTATGGGACGAGGGCACTTCTACTGATATTACCGATGCTGGTATTAGAACTTTTGTTAAAGTTTTAGACGATGCTGACGCACCTATGGCGGGTCGTGCTATTTGTATACCTACTATTGTTAAGTATGACCTCCTTGGTTTATCACGTTTTACTGAGCAAGCTTTTGTAGGCGAGGTAGGCGGAAGTAACAGCATCCGTAATGGATACGTTGGCGATGTCTACGGCATGGACGTTTTTGTTACGACTAACTCACCTCTCGTTGAAGATAGCGGTGGCACGGGTGACAACGTTTCTGGTGTTGTTTTCCAGTCTGATGCAATGGTACTTGTAGAACAACTAGGTGTTCGTTCACAAACTCAGTACAAGCAAGAATACTTGGCTGATTTGTTTACAACCGATATGTTGTACGGTGTAAAAGCGCTACGAGACTCTAGCATTGTAACGTTTGTAGTTCCGACCGCTTAATAGCTACCTTGGGATCGCTCCCTCTCTTCGGAGAGGGGGCACTCTCCTATTTTAAAACTTCTAATATAGGAATCTAAATGGCAACTACTTACTTAGAAGCCCTTAATAGGGTTTTACAACTTATTGGGGAAGAACAAGTAGATCAAATACTTGAAACTGATTCTTATACAAATTTATTAAGTGCTTTTTTAAACGATATTAAAGAGCAAATAGAAGACTCTCATAACTGGAGAGCTTTAAAAAAAACATACAATGTAACTGTTTTGCCTTACTCTAATACAGCTACTATTACAGGCGCTAATGAAAGAAGCAGATTAGTACGTATTTATCAATCAAATAGGTATTCAGAAATACCGTTAGTATTTGATGTAACAGATTCTGTAAACCCAGACCCATTAATAGAAATTGATCTTGCTGAATTGTTGTATAAAACAAGCATAGACCCAGACACAAGACAGGATCCTGTTTATTTTGCAATAGATAACAGCGCAGGCGGTGAGGTTAACTTAAACGTCTGGCCTATTCCTAGTTCTCAAAAAACAATACAAGTAACAATGGTTACGCCACAAGAACGCTTAACAAATGCTAATACGCAAATATACATACCAACACGACCTTTAGTAGTGGGTACAGCTTGGTATGCTTTAGAAGAAAGAGGAGAAGAGCTAGGAGTAAACGCTTTATTCTCAGAAACTAGATTTAAAAACGCTTTAGATGACGCTATTTCTCGTGACGCGGCTGAGCAAGGTAATAATATGGAACTTGTGTCAGTATGACTTCTCAGTTATTACCTATAGACGCAGGCACACCAGGTAGGTTAGGGCTTAACTTTCAAAAACAAAACAGCCTTTTACCTTTTATATGGGCAACAGAAGCTACTAATTGCAGAATGGATTCTGCTCAAAGACTAGCAATTAGAGATGGATACGCTGTCACTACAGGCACACCTACCTCTTCTTTACTTATAAAGTCTACTTTTGAATACCTTAAAGGTGATGGCGCTGTAGAGACAGTATTTGCAACAGATGATAATTTATACAAAAACCCAGACGCCCCTGCTTCCATAAAAGGCGGTCTGTCAATAACAGACGGGAGTTGGTATTTTCAAAACTTTAATAACAAATGCTTGGGTTTTCAAAACGGTTCTAAGCCTATTGTTTATACTGGCACTAATTTTGCTGTTATTACTGAGTCTAGCGGTACAGCCCCTACCTCCAAGGACGGTATTGCCCTTACAGCCTATGGACGGGTGTGGGTACTCGACTCTGATGGGCAGACCATTAAATACTCCAGCTTGCTTGATGAAACAAACTGGGGAGGAGCAGGCGCCGGTCAAATAGATATGGCTAGTGTTTGGACAAACGGGATGGACGAAGTAAAAGCTATTGCAGCTTTTAATGGATCTTTACTTGTTTTTGGTAAAAATCATGTAGTTATATGGGAAGACGATCTAGGCTCTACTATAGGTGTTAATCCTTCATCTTTAGCTGTAGTTGATGTTATAGAAGGCACAGGGTGTATATCACACTGGACTATAAGTTTAATAGGTGAAACTGACATTGTTTTTATGTCCCGTAATGGTTTGCAGTCTCTTGGGCGTATCCTACAAGAAAAATCAAATCCTTTAAGAACTGTTTCTAAATATGTAAGAGATAGGCTTGTTTTAGACGCAACTTCTTCTAATGTTTTAGATCTAAGAAGTTCTTATTCTCCAGAAGAAGGTTTGTATTTGCTAAGCATTCCTTCTAGTAATATTTTGTATACCTTTGATGTAAGAAATATGATCAAAGATGAAGAGCAAGATATAATATTCCCTTGTTATCAATGGGTGTTTAAAAACTCTAGTGGTAATTTTTTTAGCCCTTATTCTCTTTGTGTAACTCAAGCCGGTGCTTTATTGTTAGGTAGTAATACAGGAGAAATATACACATATGGAGCGGCTACAGATAATGGGTCTGTAATTTCTTTTAAATACGCATCGCCGTGGCTAGACTTAGGCCCTGATTTAAACAGCAGAAAAAAGATGTTAAAACAAATTAGTTCTGTTTTAAACATTAGTGTCAACTCTAATGTATTTTTTAAATGGTCTACAGACTTCAACAATAAAGAAAACAGTATTTCAAAAAGATTAGAAGCACCTACTACTGCTGAGTGGGGTATTGCTAAATGGGGATTGTCAGAGTTTTCTGGTGGTAAAAAATTAACAATACTTGATCTACCTGCAAGACAAACAGGTCAATATTACAAGATAAAAATACAAACTGAAACTACAGGTGACTTTGCAGTAGAGCAGCTAAAGTTATTTGCTAAAATAGGAAGACTTACATAATGTCAGATTATAATCAAGTTAATAATTATACAGTTAAAGATGCTTTACCTTCAGGAGATCCTGAAAAAGTTATTAACGGGTCTGATATTGATGCAGAGCTTTCTGCTATAAGCGCTGCTATTACTTCTAAGATTAATAACACGGATATAGCAAACCAAGTTGAAGCGGAAGCGGGTACTAATAATACTAAAGTTATGACCCCTTTAAGATCAGAACAGCATGTAACTGCTTGGTCTAATGAAAACGGA